GTGATGCAAGATGACATTTGCATTCTGTTAACCCAACGAGAGATTGCTGCTCGGCAATGGGCGGCAGAAGGCGGTAAGTTGTTTCCTCTGTTTAAAGGAGAAGAAATTGAACTCAACAGTTCGGACGTTTCCAAGGACGCTTGATGAGGCGTTTCCTGATGGTGCTGACTATGGCTGCGCTATTGTTCATTACCGTAACCCGATTGATGGAATCTTTCGTTGGTCTTTCGGTGCTGCGTTAGCTGCTGCGGTTATTGCTCTGCTTATTTGGGAATTTAAATGAACCTTAAAGATCAACTTATTAGAGACGAGGGAGTGGTGCGCCATGCGTATGAAGATAGTCTTGGGTTCACTACTATCGGGGTTGGGCGTCTTATTGATGTTCGGCGTGGTGGGGGTCTTAGTCCTGCTGAAATTGATTTTCTCCTTACCAATGATATTGGTGAAAAGACTGCTCAAGTTTTAGAAGCCCTGCCTTGGGCAACAGATTTAAATGAACCAAGGTTTGCTGTACTTGTAAACATGGCTTTTCAGATGGGTATCCGGGGGTTGCTGGGCTTCTCCGGAATGCTAGCGGCTGTAAAGGACGGTGATTACAAAGCCGCAGCCGAACATATGCTGGATAGCAAATGGGAAAAGCAGACCCCTGACCGCGCTCATAGGCTTGCAAATCAGATGGAATCAGGAGAATGGGTATGAACGGGATTAAAGAGGTTTTCTGCAATATGAACCCTATCGACAGGTTGGGTGTTGCAATTAGCGATTTTATAGGGCAGCACGGACTTATGTGGTCTGAGGAACTTCGCGCAGAGTTTGAAGCTATGGAAGATAAGTATTACGACGATTTGACTGAAGCATGGAAGCATGGTATCGAAGGCGCAAGAATTGCATTGGGGCTGAAAAATGAATAACTTGATACCACGCATTGATAAGATGATTTACTGCATGACCCATGAATATTCTGGTTGCGAAGAAGGCAATTGGGATGAAGAAGTCAAACTGCTGATGGATTGCAGAGAGATGTTGGTAAAGTTGTTTATGCTGCCTGTGGAGAATGGCAATGAGCCTTGACCCCCTCACCGCTGCGCTAGACGCGGGGAAAACTATCCTCGACAAAATCTGGCCCGATGCTGGAGAGATGGAACGCAGCAAAGTGCAGATGGCATTAGCTATTTACGCTGGGCAGGCAGAGATTGTCAAAGCAGAGGCACAGTCAGATCATTGGTTGGCTGCGTGCTGGCGTCCTATCTTGATGCTTACATTTGGCGGTCTGATCGTCGCTCGTTGGCTGGGTTTTTCCGCGCCCAACATTACAGAAGCAGAGGTCTTGAAGCTGTGGGACATCGTGCAGCTTGGCCTGGGCGGCTATGTTATTGGACGGTCGATTGAAAAAGTTGTGCCGTCTATAGCGGAGGTATTAAAGAAATGACCGTAAAAGAAGTCCACCTAAGTCCAAACGAAATGTACTTGGCTTCAATTGTTGGTCTGCGCCGCCAATTGTCTTCTAAGATATTTAATCATAGACAGACCTACGGGTCAGAAACAAATAGTATTGAAAAACGATGGTATATAAATGTTATGGGGGCACAAGGAGAAATGGCAGGAGCAAAAGCCCTTGGGTTATATTGGCACGCCTCTGTTAATGCCCCCAAGTCAGATCCAGATATATTTCCTGACTGGCAAATTAGAACTAGAACAGACAGTAATAGCGATCTAATTATTAAAGATGATGATAACGATAACCACAAATTTGTGCTTGTGTCTGGAACCGGCCCAACATTTTTAGTCCACGGATGGATCAAAGGCAAAGATGGCAAACGAAAAGAATGGTACAGCAGCAAAGGGGAAAGAAAAACCCCTATGTTTTGGATTCCTAGTTCTGCGTTGATTCCTGTTTAAATGTAAGACAACCCGAATTGCCGAGGGGGCTATGAGCTTAGACGACCGAGTCAACGCTCAAGAAGAAAAACACATGACAGACGACGAAATTCACGACTGCTTTCAGCAGCGCAGCAAAGATAAGACGCAAGAGCGCCGACTGATTGCTAATGCCATTGAGGAAAAACTGCTTTATACGAAGCCCCAATGGCAGGGGCTGACGTTTGCTGACATAGACGATCTTGAGGTCAGCAACGACTGGCTTGCTGGCGCACGGTGGGCTGAAACAAAGCTCAAGGAGAAGAACACGTTGATTGCTAATGCCATTGAGGAAAAACTGCTTTACACAAAATTTGAGTGGCAGGGGCTGACGGATGCAGAAATTGAGGAGTTTGAGAATATGAAACTAGGGACGCATGATCTGTGTCTTGAAATAGAAGCAAAGCTACAGGAGAAGAACACATGACTGAATTTCTATTAACAAATCAATTGTTGGCATCAATTGCTGGTGGCGTTATTGGCATAGCTGCTGGTGTCATTATTGTTCTCTGGCATAGGTGGTGATATGACAATTGAAATTCTACTTGCATTTGGTAGTGGGCTGATTGGTGGGCTAGTCGGAGTACTTATTGGCGTTATTTTAGTGGGGGGCAGATGACACCACTTATAAAAGAAATGGTTAAGGTGGTTTTGGATGCTGACCTTGACCCAACTCAAATGCAATGGTTTGATATGAGTGAATCACTTAAAGAGTGGGTTGAATTTTCCCAACGCAAATACTTACTACATCCAGCACCATATAAAAATATGATGCTTTGCGGTCGTTTAAAACAACAAGGCACTTTCATGTTGTCAGTATTAACAGAGCAAAAGACAGCTATCGTGACCGGTTGGATACTAAGACCGACAGGGTATGATCAACTTGGGTCTTTTCTTATTGCTGAACACAATGGAGAACCAAAAACGGGAGAAGTTGACGGCCCAATTAACTCGCAAAACCAATCAACGATGTGTGCTATTTTGGCTATGTTCTACGCATCTTTAGATACGCGGGTGCAGGCGTATGTACCAACGCCACACAAGGCAAATGTAAGCCGAGCCAAGCGTGGTTTAAAGCCGTTGTATGACTGGCGCACCATAGTAATTGAGCCATCACAAGTAAAGCAAAAGCCTCAAGGTGGTACACATGCAAGCCCACGAAGACATCAGGCGAGAGGACATTGGCGCACCTATCAATCTGGTAAGCGTGGCTGGGTCAAGGAATGTTTTCGTGGTGACGCTAGTAAAGGCGCAGTGTTTAAAGACTATCAAATTAAGGAGAGCGCATGACTGAAACCGAACGGCAATTAGACAACAACCAACAAATCGAAACTTTGTACGCGCTGTATCAACAAGCATCGTCCCAAAGAGATATTCTTATGGCACAGCAAACTCAACAGGTTGAAGCGTGGAAACAGTTGTTAATAGCTAATGAAGTAATATTTAAAGCAGTCGCAAACCGCGCACATTGGAAACGAACCGCAACAAGGTATTTAAAAAGGCACGCGCCTGATTTTTATGCTCAAGCCAAAAACACATGGGAAAACGATGAGGTGGTAGATGACTGAAATAGAACGGCAACTAGATTTGCTTCTGGGCGATGCGTTGTCAGAGAACGAGCGCCTCAAGCGCGCTTTGAAATATCAAGACGACCGGGAAACTTGGATTGGCACGCATGGCCCGGATTGTTGGAGCTATGGCCCCCGGCACTACGACTGCGCCATCAGACACATAACTGAATTGGCAACGGGCGCTATTAAGAAAATTGAAGGATTACAGGAATGATTGAACAAGCTATCAAAAACATGACCCTTCGGGACTACTTTGCGGCTAAAGCTATGCAAACACTTCTGTCGGAGTTTGAATACGGGCAGTCTCCATCGGAGCTTCAAGAAGATGTTCTTGGTAATACTGCCGAACAAGCATACGCAGTAGCAGACAAAATGCTGGAAGCGAGAAATTATGGATGATAACGTAAACAACCCTCCGCCCGGCCTCGGGCACCAAAGGACAAACATGACCGACTTAGAAATCTTGAATTTAAAGCTAGACAATCTGAAGCTTCAAATGGAGATCAAAGATTTAAAGCGCAGGTACAATGGAACCATAGAAGCGGAGAACTGTTCTTACTTCTGCCAACAACCAGAATGTGCTAAGGCACTAGCAGAAAAGACCTGGGCTCCAAGTGAATTGTCCGATATGTAACATACCTCAGAGCGAAGTCTTACGGACAAAAACTACAGGGTTAGGAATCATAAGAAGAAGAACGTGTTATAACGGGCACAGGTTCAACACCCTGGAGCAGATCCTTGTACAGGAACACGCATCTTCTAAAGATAGTCAGGTTATCCCCATGTCAGAACTGTGGGTTAAGTGACGGGACGGTAGTAGCTGCCCATTCCAATCAGCTACGAGATGGCAAAGGCAGAGGTTTAAAGGCGCAGGACTACAGGATAGCCGCCCTTTGCTTTACATGCCACGCCGAAATAGATCAAGGAGCCAAGCTGTCCAAGGCCGAACGGTTAGAGATTTGGGAAAATGCTCACCGTAAGACCGTTGGATGGCTGTTCGACAATGATCTTCTTACTGTATATTCTTCTTGATGGTCTGAATATTAGCGGTAAGCTTGTTTTCAGCCTTGGTAAGATTTTCTAAGGCGTCCCTCTTTTCATCGGGGGTAGACTTATTGGCCTGGATCATCCCTCGCATTTCCCTAAAACTCTTCATGGTCTTTTCCAAGTCCAA